TCTAAACTCTCAAACTCTGATGACTTACGATCGATAGTTATAGAGCCATCTCTGTGCATCTCAATAAGATGACCAAAGGATCTGATGCTACTGAGAACATCAGAACCATTTAGAGATTGTTTAAATTGACCGTAGTACATTTATTCTTCGGTAGCAACCGCTGCTTCTTGTGTAGCTTTAAACATATTTTGCGCAACTTCTTGGCGCATTGTTTCTAATTGCCCAGAAATCTTATCTGCCATAGCAACATTAAATGCGCTTTCAATGGCAGTTGCGTCTTTACTTGCAATTGCGTCGATCAAACTTCTAGTAGCTGTCATAATATACCTCTTTATTTATTTTGATTGTTTGAATTTGGATTTGGAAGTTCATTAGCTTGCGCTTCTGGTGGAGCATTTTGTTGTAGGTAGTTTTGCTGTGCAGTTTGCGCAACAGCAGCAACAGTACCATCAAACTCTGCTCTGTGAACTTGATTTTCTAAGTCCTTTTCCATTTCTTCATCCATGTCGTCCATTTCTTCATCAGACTGATGGAGAACATTTTTACGAACCCATTTAGCAGAATAATACTTACCAATGTAAGGATCCATCTGCTGAAGCATTTGAATACGCTGCATCAATACTTCATTATTCTTTAATTCATTAAAGTGATTGTCAATATCATATTCAAATGAAATCTGTTGCTTAAGATCATCCCACTCATCTGAGCGAATAATACCTTTGGCAATTAACTGAACACGAAGTGCTTCATAGAACAAACCATTAAAACGCTTTCGTAAACGAGAAATAAATTTACTAAACTTAATCTCATCACGTGTAATTTCAGTAGAACGTCCAAGGCTAAAACCTTGTTGTTGCTGTAAACGAGACAGCGGTACGTTCAATGCTTGATATAACTTCTGTTGGAAGTATTGAATGTCTTGTATATCACCAAGATTCTGTCCACCTGGAAGTGTAGTAATTTCAGTACCCTTACCACCTTCACGACGTGGCATCCAGAAGTCTTCCATCATGGATAGATGTTTACGATCATCACGAACTTCGCCAGTAGTTGCATCATATACAACTTTGTTGCGGAACTTGTTCATAATGTCATTGACGTATTGTTCTGCCTTCAGCTTTGGAAGGTTACCAACGTCAATGTAGAAAACTCTACGTTCTGGTGCACGTGAAATACGGTAGATAACTACTGCATCCTCAATCATTTTAAGCTGATTAACTGGCTTAATTGCTTTATGCAAATGAGACAACATCATGCCCGTATTTGCATCGATCAAACCAGATGGAGTAAAGATGATCGAATCTAGCGTCATCTTCACACCTTGTGTGGTTTGCTCAGTAATACCTTTATCATTGTACAAATAAAATTCGTCAATGATTTTTGTAACATCAACACCTTGTGGTGTTTTTGCCTTTTCTACGTTTTTAATGCGTCGAATCTTACGTGGATCGACTTGACGTAGTTCAACAATACCTTGTTTAACATTGGCTTCATCAATAAGAATATGATAATATACACGCCCATCAATATACCATTGACGGAAAATATCATGTCCACGTTCTCTGAATTTTAAGAGACGTAGTATAGTATCAAACTCTGCATGAAACTTTTTCTTAATCGGTTCAGATAACTTAACCGAATCAAGATTCATTTTAATGGCACCATCATCAGAAACGATTGCCTCATTGATAATATCTTCAATTGCCATATCAGTATCTGCATACTGAGCAACTTCACGATATCGTCTAATGAGGTCGTTTTCATTTTTAACTACACCTTCGATGTCCATTACCATGCCATAATAGGCACTGGCACTGGCAACTACAGTGGAGCCATCATCAGAAGAAGGGGGAACAACGCTCCCCACTTCTGGCTGATTATCTTTTTTACGTATTTCAAAACCAAATAATTGCATAATTTATATATTAACCTACTTTATATTAAATAGGGAATGGGAAAGTTCCGACTGGAGTGTTAATTGCCACGTTTACACCAACACGGCTACCAGAAGTAGTAGTGTTAGAAGTGAAGTAGTTGTAAGTAAACTCAACATCGAACTGTTCAATTTGGTTCTGTTGATCAAAGTCTAATTGAATTGCACCAATGTTAGTTGGCATAGCATCAGCAAATCTGTAAGATTTAATGATGGCACCAGAACGATCTAATTGATAGACGTTCAAGTCAACTTGATAATCAGTAGGAACAGTACGACCAAGAGTAGTATTGTAGTTCTGAATACCATTTTGCCAAACTTCAAGGGAATTACGGATGTTGAAAGAAACATCATTGTAAATTGACACAGTCCAAGGTTGGAACGTACGTTCACCAGCAAAGTTTACTGGACGACCACGATACAATGTTTGGATTGGTTCAATAGTAGAAGCTGGTAGCTGAGCAGAACGGCACAAGAATTGCGCTTGTTGACCTGCCACTACGCCTAGACCTACGTATGATGGGAATGTTAATTGAACGTAGAATTGATTTGGACGTGCACCGCCACCGATCATCTGCGCTTTAAAATCAGCAATATTTGCCATTTAAATCTCCTTGTGTTCTTATCTATTTATTCTTTGTAGAGGGGAGAATTTCTTCTCCCCACCGATTCATTAGGCACCAACTTCGCTGAAGTTAATGGCTGATCGTGCTGCAACAAAGTTCAAAGTAATGTAGTTGATAGAACGATTTGGTTTGACGAAGATGTCAGCAACAAATTCGTTGGCATCAATAACAGATCCTGGATTATTTGTTTCATCGCACTTAACAACGAAATCAGTAATACCACGACGACCTTGAACATCACGCAGGAATGGCTCAACTAAGTTCTTGAACTGAGCACGAGTGAAGCCATCATTGAATTCAAACAACTGGAAGCGAGCAGCAGTTGCAATTGATTTCTCAAGAATGATAAACAGACGACGCACGTTGATACGATCGAAGGCAGAAGGTTTGGCCAATAGAGTCTTATCACCGAACAATACAGTACCTTGTCCTGGGAATGTAACAACTGGGTTAACACCAGCCTTATAAAGAACATCACGATCTGTCTTAGATGGATTGTGTGCCAATTTAACTACGTTCTTAATTTGACCACGATTTAGACCACTTGGAGAGAACCATGGATCATTAGTATAATCAGTACGTGCGCAAGTACCAGCAACGTCACCATTCAATGGGATCCAACGATATACATCGTTGTAGCGATCGTACTGATATTTGTAACCAGAATCAAGAACAGCGTAAGAAGTGCTTGGCAATCCATCACGGTATAGGTTAATAGCAGTAGTAGCGGCAGAACCAGAACCAACAATAACTTCAGCAGTTGTTGTATCTTGTGGAGAAGCGAATACGATGCAGTCTAAACGAACTTCAGCCACGTTATCAATAACGTATGTTGTAGTTGCTGTAGTTGCTTTGCCCATCATAATTAAAGCGATATCATAAGTTGCATCGTCGGCATACACTGCATATGCAGTTTGTTGTTCACCAGCAGTTAGTGTCAATGAATCAACACCGCCACTCAATGATTTAGTAACAGCACTAGACAAAGCAACAAACGCTTTAGCAGAAGAACTAGTACCCCAGTTTGTACCGACAGCAGGATGATCCATCCACCAGATGTATTCAGAAGTATTGTTTAATACATCTTTGTAGTAGTTGTTAGAACCATCTGCTCTTTTAGCATCAGACGCTTTAGAAACGAAAGCAAATTTTTCTAAGATAGCACCTTGAACGCCAGTCCACAAACCATCTTCGTCAATAACAATAATGTGTAGTTCATCAGCAGAACCACCAACTGCAGCAGCAGATGAAGAAGTTCCTGGAGCAGAATCAAATTCTGCTTTATAAGTCCATGCTGCGTATGTTGCTGCATCTGCCATAGAAACTAACAATGAGTTACCTAAAGCACCTGGATACTTGGCAGCGAATTCACCAACAACACCAGCACCATTGGCGTAAGTAGTTGTATAAATGTTTTCGTTATTAATTTTAAGACCAGCAGCAGAAATGGTAGCTACAGGTGTTGCACCAGAACCAGCACCAGTAACAGTTACTGCAGGTACTGTGGTATAACCAGAACCTGGATTAGTAACAGTATAAGATGTAACTACACCTGAGGCAACAGTTGCAGTTGCAGTGGCTTGAATGCCGCCAGCGATACTTGGTGCGGCAATTGTAACAGTTGGAGCACTACTATATCCAGTACCACCAGAAGAACCAACTTGAATAGCAGTAACTCCACCAGTTTGCGTGGCAACAGCATTACGTGCAGCTGTAGCATCACCACGGCACACTAAAAGATTATTACTATATGATAAAAAGTTAGCAGCAGTAAAGAAAGACTGAGCATTAGCATCAGCAGGTTTGCCGAAACGACGGACTAGTTCATTTTCAGATGACAAACGAACAGGATCCAAGACTGGTCCCCATTGGAATGCACCAGCAAATGCGCCAGCAGAAGTAGCTACGGAAGGGATAATAGATGTAAAGTCTTTTTCTACGACTGAAACACCTGGACTAAGTTGAAAAGGCATTGTAATTCTCCTATTACATTGTTTAATTTAGTTTTGCTACGAGGAGCACAACCTACTAATTTATTTATGAAACCCAAACTTTCAGAAGTTCAGGGGTGGTTTCTCCTCACTATGTCCATCATCCATAAAACCAAATGGAGTTAGTTCCTGCTCAATAGCTTCAATTCTTTGCTTATACATTATTTCTCTGAGGTTTACATTATTTAGGTCTTTAAAATATGGGTTAGTTGTTAGCCAAGAAAACAGTACCAATGTCATGACTAAGTCATCATGGTATCCATCATCTGCAGCATAGCTTCCCTTAGTCTCAATAAATGTAGAGATCTCTGAAATTATATCAGCATCTGGAACTAGTAGTTTATGTTCTTCTAATAATGATTTAAAGTTGTGACACCCAATACGCTTAACACGTTTATCTGTCATAACACCAAGTTGAGTTTTACCGCTACCGAAACCACCTGAAACAGTTTGCATTCCTGTGGTTCTGCTAACGAATAAAATGTTTTCATATTCAAGTTCACTGTGTAAAATATAAGGAACTTGTTCACTGGCATTCATCTCAACTAGAACGAATGCCTCGTTATATTGTGTTGCTATTGTATGTATTATGTTTGGATATAGTAATGGACTAATTTGATTATTTCTAAACTTACCAACTAACTTATATGGAACTTCTGTAATATCAATAATTGTAAATGCAGAATAGTCACCATCTATACCCATTGCAGTATCACATACCATAACGTATGTGTGACCTTTTTCTGGTGCCTCGTAAATATCCAAACCATCTTTCGAGTGAATTGGATTATTAAAAGACATAGAAGCAATAACGTCTGCATTGATCAGCGTTAAGCTAGAACCTAAAAACTTACAAATAACTTCTTGGTTATACTTAAGATCACCAAGCATACGACGTTGTTCTTCTGCCCATTTCTCATCACGTCCTGGAATTCTCCAGTAAGGAATAAACAAAGGAACGAATCCATTACGATCATTCTCAGCATCATTCCAGAATTTCCAGAAGTGATTATAGCCAAGTGGTGTAGAACTCAAAAGAATCTTAGTAGTTTGTCCAGCAGAAATTGTTGGATAAACAGAAGTAAAGAACTGCTCAGCAACAGTATTTGGAATAATTGCTGCCTCGTCAACGTATAGCATGTTGACAGATTTACCACGAATACCTGATGCTGTAGTTGCTGCAGTAAAAACTTTAGACCCATTCTCTAATTCAATGTCACCTTTGTTCCAAGTAGTAACACCTTGTTGTAACCACTGTGGTAAATTCTCATACATCGTTTGGTATCTGCTAAGAACTTCACGTGCAGCTGTTGCCTTATTGGCAAGAATAGCTACAGTTTTGGCTTCTTGAAACAGAGTGTACCAAAGGATGTACGCAGCAGATGTTGTAGTCTTTCCCTGCTGACGACCTTCCATAAGAATAACTCTACGATTCTCATGGATTACTTTTACCTTTTCAATTTGACATTCATATAGCTTGAATGGTACAAGACCATGATCAAGCGAAACAATCATACAATAATTTTCAATAAAGTAGATTGGATCACGTGCGCACTTTAAGTATTCCTCAATCTGCTCTGGTAAAAACTGGATTTGAACACCAGCTGCTTTCAGATTCTGGTTTGAATTATATATTTGCGCCATTATTAAAACCCGTCCAACCAACTCTCCGTGGAAACTGTTGCTGTTGTAGTATCACCTGTCGCAACGTAGATACGATTTGGATCAGTTATATTATTAAGTCCAATGTTAGCTTCAACCTGAGAGATAACAGATTGTCCAGAAACACCGCCAAAGAGACTTGTCTTCAGTGTAAAATTAAGAGTATGTGTTACAAAACGACGAGTTTGAAAATCACCATCATACTCATCTGAAACACTAACAGTATTTAGAATAACTGGAATTTCTTGTACAACATTCATATCAGGCACAGCATTGATAGAAAGCGTATACTCTGGAGTAAATGTTGGGAGAATTTGTTCAATGATTTGAAGACCATCTTCTTGAGTTTTAGTCAAAACATAAAGAGAAATTTCAATGTTATATGGAACTGGTGTATACATATATGTCATTGATTCAATACCAGAACCACATTTGATTTGTTGCATACGATTTAACTTGCGTTGAGAATCGTAACTATAACCAAGAATCTCAAACGACATCCTTGGAAGAGTCGTATAAGTATGTTGTTCTAAATTTGGATCAGAATCAAGACGCACAATCCATTTTTCTTTTGGCGCATATGCAAGTGGAATCTGTAAACGCTGGATAGTTGTTCCAGTTACAGAGTCACCTTGTTTGCGATCGATATAAATGTCACTAAACAAACTACCAAACGCAACGATAGTTTTTCTAATTAGTCCATGATAGAATACATTACTGCTCAACATCTATTTCACCGAATGGGTTAGTTGCAGAAAAGAGAACGTCTTGCGCTTCTTGCTTAAATGTATTATTATCACCAAACGACTCAACTTTATCAATATCAATTTTAATAGTTGCAGTTGCTGCAGCACCAGTACCAGCACCACCAGTGAATGTAATAGTTGGTGCGACTTGATATCCAGTTCCTGGATTAGTTATATCAACACGAATAATCTTATTTGCTGATGTCCCAGTTCCTCTAACTGCTGTTGCAGCAGCATTAATCCCCACAGTACTTGAGAATACTACAGTAGGAACAGATGTGTAACCAGAACCTTGATTAGTCACAGCAATGGAAGTGACACTGCCATACTTAGTTCTTGTTGTATTTGTTGAGAATGATTTGAGTGTTTCAAACGCATCAACTTCTGCCACACCAGTATCAATACGCTCAGAAGCATATTGAAAGAGTTCAACTTGAAGTTTATAAACATAAAGTTTACCAAGTTGATAAAATGGATCTTGGTGTTGTACGAATTTAATTTCGAACAAACCTTTTGTGAGTGGAAAATAAATTAAATCACCTTCACATGGACGATTTGGTAATTGAGTTGCCCCAAATCTTCCAATAAATTGATCCCAGCGACGACGTGCAACAACTAATGTAGCTGACTGCTCCATCATCAAACCAAACTTCTGTAAGAATGGTCCTTGTCCTGCGAAACTATCGATATTCTCAAAATACATTTCAATTGGAAATGCAATTTTAAATTCACTTAGACGATCTTCACCCAGCACATTGTCTTTAGAAACTAATGTTCTGGGGATATACATTACTTCCTGTCCGTAAATACGCAGGGACTCTATAATGAGATCCTCGATGAGCATCTGCTCAGTACGAGTACCATTCGTAAAGTAAACATTAGTTGTAGTCATTTTATCCCAAGAAGAATTCTAGAGGAGCAGATTTGTTTTGCAGTTCGTCTTCTAGTTCTTTTACTTCACCAGTGGCTTCGTCATATAACTTATCGCCATCTAATGTTACGCCACCTGGAAGTTGAATTCCAGAGAATTTCTTAATGTTAGTTGCCCACTGTTTCTTGAACAATGCAGTTACGTAATGCTTTAACCATGCTTCGTCCCAAACTTTAGTAGCTTCTGCTGGATCTAAGGCACGATAACACTCAACAACTATAAAGTCACCAAGTGCTACGTCAGCATCCCAATTTATATCAAGATAAAGTTTGCTATTGCGACGATTGAAACGGAACAATGGATGTCCATTTAGCTCTAAGTCTAACAGAGCCAAGTGACTCATAACAGTTTTATAATAAATGATAGATGTAGATGTTAAATCATACAAGTCATTTAAACGTAATTGATACTGTAAGTCGAATAAACTTTTAGATGAAGATGCTTGACTGAACGGCAACACACGTGTAATACCATAAACCAAATCTGGAGTAGTAATGTATTTCTTATCCCATACACCTAAAGTAACTGCTGGTGTGCCAAGAACTGCAGTGACTCCACTGCTTGTACCCGTAAGTGTCTCACCAGCAACAAAAGTACCTTCAACATGGGTTACCAATAATGTTGTTCCTGAAGATGCTCTTGTTGTTTCACGCTGAACTTTAGCAGTGGCACCAGAAGTACTACCCCGAACAATTTCTGATAAAGCAAAATTTGCAGCAACTGATGTTGTAAGTTTAATCTCTGAAGCACTAATATTAAATTTTGTATATACCTTTTCAATACCATCAGGATGATATTGTCTCCAGTACTCTAATGCTTCGTCAAGACGATCTTCTAGTTGATCATCATCTGCGTTAATTTCAACTACAGGACTACCCAATGCTCTAAGGCAATATTGCTTTAATTGATCTCTAGATGCTACTGCCATTTTTTATCCTTTATACCACAATCATCGATACCATACCTTTTACGGTGGCAGTACCAGATGCAGCAGTTACTAATAATCTAACATTACCACCAGAAATATCAAACGCATAAGTTGTATTCTGAGTGCCTGTTCCAATTTCAACGTCATCAATGTACGCATCACTTTGCGTGGCAGTTGTACCATCATGAACAACTAATACTTTGACGACTTTATAGAATGTACCATTTGTAATTTGGAACAGATAAGAAGCTGACCGATAAGTTGCAATAGGGAATGGATGAACTGCAGTTGCAGTAG